CTGAAGTGATCTTTTTGCATCATCTAAAGCATCTGAAATTTTCTTTTCAATCTCGGCTTTGTTCTTATCAACTGCCCACCAAATGAGGCGTGATGCTTTACCAAACCAATTAAGATTTTCAATAAATTGCCCGCTGCCACCTAATCGCCCACCAACTTCAAAAATGGCACCTGCTGCTGATTTATTGAGCAAGGCACCTGCTGAGGTTGTGTAGTCGGCGCGAACTTTACCTTGAGCGCGAGTTGAAACAATGCCTGTTTTTATTGCGCCAGTATCCCAAGCAGGCCAACCCTTACCACCGCGAGAAGTCTTGCTTGGATTCTTAGGTTCAACTTTGCGCCAACCACTCATAGGTGTATCAGAATTTCGGCTTTGAATTTTATCAACTTTGTTTCGGGCTTGATCTCTTGCAATTTTAAGTTCCGAAGTCACAACTTTATTAAAACCCTTGACGGCATTTTCATCAAATTTTTTCAATGCCGCCAAGGTTTCCTTAATACCTGTCAGAACAATTGCTTCTTCATTCATTATTTGCTCCGCGCTTTGTTGCGTTCTTTTATGTAGGCAACGATTGCTTCCAAAATGCCATCGGGGGCATCTAATAAATCAAGTGGAGATAATCCCGACTCCACCGAAATTGCTGCTATTGAATAGGTCAGGCTATCTCGGTGGATTCGGAATTTGGGTCTGTAAGTAACTCAACTGAAACTAAATCGTCAAGAAAACCGTTACCAAAAGGCTTTGCAACTTTGCCATTTGCGACAAGAGCTGCGTGTCCAAGATAGTAGATGTGTTCTAGCTTTTGTTCCTCGCCAAGTAACTTAGCAAATCCTTTGCCAAACTTTTGTTCAAATCCAACGATGATTCGGGGAGTCAAAGAAAAGACTCCCTCGAAACCATCAGTTGTTTTAACCTTTATTGATAATCCATCCATTATTTTCCCCCTTGTTTAATTAGGCTGTTGCTTTTGTAATTGCGCCTGAAATAGGCCAAGTCACGCTTGCTGTTGCAAGTTCTCCAACGCCACCGTTAAGTGGTGTCCATTCTGAGATTAAAACTGAGAATGTATATGAAGGATTTGTTGCCGATACTGTTGTATTAACAGGCTTGACGGTGCAAGTTACGGCGGTGCCAAGCAAAGGATAAATTACTTGTTCAACGCTTGAAGTTGCGAAATCCTGGTGGAACTCGAAGGTCGCAGAATTGTCAGCCAATCCAGCCACCCTGGTCTTCGAAGTTTGTCCGAAACTGGTGGTTTCGATAATATCGTATGATGTTTGAAGTGAGATATTACTAATGTGATCGCTGAGATCGTTTGTTCCGAAAACAACATACGCGTTATTTAAGACTAATCTTGCCATTTTATGCTGTCGCCTTTGTGATCGCGCCTGAGATAGGCCAAGTTACGGATGCGGTTGCGAGTTCACCAACTCCACCGTTAAGTGGTGTCCATTCAGAAACAAGTGCTGTGAAAGAATATGAAGGTGATGTTGCACTTACGGATGAAGTTGGTGATACCACTATTGTAGTGGTGCTTCCCAAAAGTGGGTAGATGGTTGCTTCAACATTTGAAGTTGCGAAGTCTTGATGAAATTCTAAAGTCACGGAATTATCTTGCAAGCCGGCAACGCGGGTCTTTGCCGCTGTTGAAGAAAATGCTGATGTTTCAATGACATCATCTGATCTTGAAAGTGAAACTGAAGCAATATGATCACTCAAATTGACTCCATTTACTGTCACCTTCGCATCTGTTAATACGATTCTTGCCATTTATTTGGCTCCTTCTTGAGTTGTTACTGGCTTGATTGACGGTGTTGAATCTGACTTAATGTGTGAACCTTCAACAAGTGCATCAATGTCCACACCTGCTTCAAGTAGTTCTTTTTCGGTGAGAGTGTCACCTTTGCTTTTTCCGCAAACCTCTAAATCTGAGGTTACTGTGTAGCTCATTTGTTTCTCCTTATCCCCAAATTGTGAGGCGGTAGCGGTACGATAAATAAAGATTGCCTTGCGAGTCATAAGTTCCTGATTCGGCGCTTAATACTCGCAAAGTTTGAACTGCGCCCCCTAATGTGCGATCACCTTCAAGGGCGGCCTTAATTGAACCTGCACCCGAACCTGCCAAATAAGCATCTAACTTATCTTGACCCGAACGGGCATCAAAGCGTTGCACAATCACATAAATATCAACATTGGCTTGGTCTAAACCTCGCGCATTGTCAATATCAAATGTGAAATCTAATTGCCCCACGATTGCGCAGGGTGGCGTTGGCACCTCAGGGATTAAGTCAAAGGCGCGAAGCCCTGTAATGGTCTGTAAACGGGTTTTAAGCCCATCTCTGACGGTGCTTACATTCATTTAGCAATGCCATTCTGCTTGCGGAATGGGCGAACAAGTGCCTCAACATCGGCATCCAATTTAGCTGAAAGTCGAACGGTGCCAAGGTCGGGAGTGCCAGCAATTCCAAAGGGTGATTGACGGCGAACAAAAAGGCGAGAAGCCTGAATTAGCGTTGCCATATTGATCTCCGAAGGTGTAGCTGACCATCCCCAAACGCCTCTCACGCGTACTGCTTGAGGTAAGAAGTAGGGGAAAACATAACTTCCAACCGCCAAAATGCGTGAGTAAGGCCAACCTCGGCGGGGATTGTTGATTGGTTCGGTCAAGAAATCTGAAGTTGCCCAAACGCTTTCATAGGTTTGATTAAAGTTGTCATCTGTTGCAATTTGAGTAATGCTGACAAAATCATCAACGGGCAAAATGTAAGCATCTTCGGGTGTGTAGTAACGATAAACAGGCGATTGAGTAGTTCCATCGGCATAAAAGAAACGCCCGGTGTAATCGTCAATCATTCGGCTTGCTGAATTGATAGCAGCCTCAAGCGGGGTGTCATCAACTGAGTCGGTAATGGCAAGAGATGCCTTCAACTCGGCAAGGGTGCAGTACCCGTTAGTTATTGCCACGAATGATTCTCTTTTCTGCTTTAGGCAGCATCGCCCTTTCTAAATCAGGGGCAGCCGTTGCGGTTTCTTTTGGCTTGCGAGCTAATCGCAAAATTCTTTTCAATCTTTCCATAATTGGTGGTGCCGTTCATCTAACCAATAAGACTTTTGATGCGGCAAAATTGCTCCCGTGTTTACATAAATTGGGAAACCTAATGCTCTAATTCTACGGCAAAAAAGTAAATCTTCACCAATCCAATTGCCATCAACGGGGCCATCCCAAAACCAACACCAATCAGGGCCTTGGTTTTTGTCTGCGGTTTCACGCATTTTTTCTAACACGCTGCGATGGATAAGCAAGCAACCTGTTCCCGCAGCATCAATTTCAAAAACTGAATTCTTATCGTATTTATACAAAGGCAAAAAGCCTTCGGGTGCATCTTGGAAGATAGCAGGCACCGGTTTTGGATACGGTGCGCCTTCAATTCCAAATCCTGCAAAAACTAAACCTGCCACAACAGGGCGTTCTTTATCGTGCTTTATCGTGAGCAGTTTCAAGCAACTTATCAAATGCCTCAACTGATAATTGTTCATCGCTATCAATTAGCAATAACCAATCAGACTTTGTGCCATCTAAGAATTGTTTTACAACTCGGTTGCGTTGTTTTGATAGCAACCCTGAACCTTTAACGCGAACAAAAGGGCCAAGTCTTGCTGATCTTGCTTGCGCTAATTGAATGAGGCGATAAGCAAAAGCACCATTGACGGTGCCAGGGTCGCAACTACCGATTGAAACTTTGTGAGCTGACTTCATAGATTCCCCCGAATCTGTTTTGGGAAGTGTTGAAGGGGCAAGTCGGGGGAGTCTTGCCCCTTCAACACAATCAAGAAACCTTCAAATTAGAAGGTTGGTGCCACTAAGCCTGTGCCTGAAATAATTGAGGCAGCAAGTGGGTAACGCTCAGCAGAAAACGCTGCATAGCCGTAAACAACTGACTTAACTGTGAGATTGCCTGCGCCAGTAGCATCGAAAGACAATGCGAATGGTGAGCCAGGTTGTTCCCAAAGGTGCATCTCAGGTGCGGCAACGCAATAGATTTCATCTTGGTTTGTTGAAGCGCCGTATGTTGTACCAACTGAAGCATCTGTGATGATTGGAAGTCCAAGCATCTGATAGCCGCTGTTGCCATAACCTGCAACGCCTGCGCCTGTACCAATTGCGTTCATTGGGCCACCCGCAGCAGGAACTACTAATGGGCGGTTTGAACCATCAACGGCAGCTAACAAAAATGCTAGGCGGCGTGGGTGCATAATGAAGTGAGTTGGTGTTGTGAATGTGTTTGCCTGAACTTGCTGAATTGCATCAGCTAGTTTTGGATAAAGCAAGGCAACTGTTGGTGTTGTTGCTGTGAATGTAATGGCATTTCCACCTGAGTTGCGGATTCCCTTGATTGTGCCGGCTGTGCCTGCACCATTAAGGATTTGCGCATCAAGTGTTGTGTGCCAAGAACGGATTAGGTCAGCAACGATGAAAGCATCAATGCCTGTTCCGCGCTCGATAGCCTGCTTTGAAATATCTTGCTGACCTGCAATTGTGCGCACATTGATTGTCAATAGTGTGTCATCTGCATCTGTTTCTGAAACTGCATCATTCTGTGTGACCTGAAC